GTGTCTAAGACCAAAGTTACAGTAGTTCTATGATGGTGTCAAGTTGAGTGGTGGGTGGGGGAGTCGCGACACCAAGTGCGACTCGACCCCACCCTAGCGAGAACCTAAAGGGAGTTAGATTCTCGCTGGCTTGCACTCGCTACCGAACACGCGAGACAGGACATCAGACACAACAGGTCGGTCCATCTCTGGTGCAGAGGCGAGTAGGTTTGATACAGCGAATGTGTTACCAAAGACACCTGCGATGTCGCGGAACGCGAGCAACTCACGCATCTGTGGAGACCAACTAACTTCACCTGAATTTTGCTTCTTGCTCAAGTTTTGAGCGCAAGTCACAATCGCAGTTGGAACACCTAGAGTGCGAGCAAGTGTCCAGTCAGTTGCCATCTCTGCTTGAACAGTAAAGCGAGATAGTAGTGCTTCCGAAAGTCGAACGCCGGGAGCGTTAGGATTAGTCGCTGCCACAACATAGAAACCTTCTTTGATAGCGACTGCTCCGCGCTCCGGATTCGCAGTTACTACGATTTCCTTGCGACCGTCCATCGCTCCATAAACAACAGACAAGACCTTTGGGTCAATGAGACCAATCTCGTCAATGAAGATAACTTCACCATTTTCTGCGGCCTTTAGTAGTGGACCATCTATCCACTCAAAGCCACCTGATGGAGTCTGAACATAGCCACCAATGAAGTCAGAAACTTCTGTGTCGCCAGTTCCCATTACGAGATTGACTTCACCGAACGCACCCTCAACGAGAGCAGTCTTACCAGTTCCCGGCGCACCATAAAGAAGTGCGAACATAGGTGAACCTGCACTACCTGACATCACCATCGCAGTTGCTTCACGAGCTTTACGAAGAGTTGCGACATCTTGATGTTCACCCCACTTGCGTGCGTGATAGGCAGAGCCATTAGGACGAGGGAAGATGTTGTCTTCACTTGAGATTACAGAAGTCACAGAAACTACATCAACATCAACTGCTGGTGTCGTGCTCTTTGGCTTCGTAGTGCGTGGTGCTCGCTTCGTGTAGCGACCCTGTGGAGTCACCATTGAGTTGATGCGAAGTGCAGCATCAACGACAGTTGATTGAGCCATAAACTCGTCAAGACGAAATGCGAAAGTCGTGCCTATGATTGCGTATGTGTCTTTGATAGTAGCCATTATGATTTTCTCCCTTACTTGGCTTCTGCGAACATCTCGTCAAAGCCTAAGCCTTTGCGAGTCTGTCCAATTCGATAGATTACTTTGATTGGTGTCTTACCTTGAGCGATTTCACTCAAGTCTGTTTTTGATACTTCAACAAAGAATGGTTCACCCACGAGCGTGAAACGCAAGTTGAGACGATTCAATGTGTCTTTGATGTTGTTGAGACGAGTCAAGCGATGTTCTTCTGTGCTCATTCCATTTTCGTCCACCAGCATCGCTGAAAGAACCGTAGTTCTCCACTGCTTCTTCTGAGCTTCGGCAGTCAAGCGACGCTTGAATACGTGAGAGACTACGAAGTCTCCCTCTTCGTTGATACCATCTGGCGTGATGAACATCTGATAGATGTCACCAGCAGCGTTTGTGAATTCCGCGTAGAACGCGCAACCCTGAACTTCTTTTGTAGCCGGTGCTACGAGTGATGCTGTGCTCACTTTATTTCTCCCTTGTGTAGGTGTCGTTTTGGTGTCTTACTGTCTTACATTTCTAAAGGTACATTACTTCTAGAATGATGTCAAATCGGGGAGTGAGATGGTGTGTCGCACCCCCCGACTTGACGAGAACTTACTTGACTCGCAGAGTCGTGTAGGTCGTGCTGGTCGCACAAGCAGAGGCTGCTTCAGGGAAAACTTCCTTGAGCATCTTGCTGTCAATGCCAGAGCGAGTCTGCTCTACTGCCTTGACCTGAACGACTCCACCAATGGTGGCTTCTTCAGCACCCTGCATCAAATCTAGAATTGCAGAGCGAGTTGCCTTCTCTTGTGCTTCTAGCACCTTGAGTGCATCTTTGGTGTCGTTGAGCGTAGCGATAAGCTCAGCGAGATTCGTACCATCAAGTGCGATGGTATTGGACTCCAAGACAACTGCTGTTGTGGTCTTGGTCTTGCTTACTGTTGCGGTACTCACACCGCATCACCCCTTTGTAGGTGTCTTACTTCAGTAGACCTTCTAATGAAGTATTCACACTCTAGCATCACTCTATGACATTTTCAAATCGTATCTGCTAGAGAATCTTTATTCAGTTATTTTGTCTTACATAACAGACATTAGCGACTTATTATTCCAATGTCAAATCCATCTAGAAAACCGCGTGTCGCCCTTAGTCTTCAGGGTCTTCGTAGTTTGGACAGTCTTCGTATCGTGCTTCGTCATTCTCGCATTGACACACTCTGTCACCATCAACATAGTCTTGATGGCAGACAGGTTCGATGAAGCTTTCCTTAACCATAAATCCACCTTTGAATTGAAGTTCTCCGAACCAACCTGTCTCTTCTTCAAAGTCAAGAAAGATGTCCAGAGTCGGCCATTGAATTGCGAGTTCGTACATCACCGGAACAGGAACAGACCACGCAGTTTCAAAAGTGTAAACAAGTTGCGTGACATCATCAGCATCTTGTTCTTCTGGATTGCAAGCGTCCCACTTTGTTCCCCAAGCTTCGTGCTGCCCAGTCGTGGTTGCTTCTTCTGGAGAGATTGGTCTGATGTTGTGGAATGAGATTGGTTGGTCCACCTTGTAACCATCAGGTAGGTCGTGAGTCTTCTTGAGAGTCGCACGAAGTTTGTCAATCGTATCTTCATCACCCTCAATGAGTAATGAGTTGTAAACCCAGTTTGGCATTTCTACTTCTCCCTTGCTGTCGTGTGTGAAACTTACAGAGGCGATTCTATGTCTATTATTTCTTTTCTGTCAAATCGTGTCGTGTCGTAAAAATCGTGAGTCGCCGGAGATGACGAGAACCAAAATTATCTTTTCTGGTCCGGGGGCAGCTGAGTTGGCCGGCCGCACATAATGTCAAAAATTTTTTTCCCGGACCTGGCAAAAGAAAATCCCCCTTGCTGGCATCTCTGCACCAACTTGAAGGGGGATTATTTTTTTCTTGCTAGGCTGCTGCCAGCTCCAACTTGATAAGAGCTTTGGAGGCTTTCACCCATTTACTTGATGTCTTTGTGTCTTTGTATTGCCCAATCAGTTCAGCACCGGTTTCTACGGTCTGAGCTGGTTGGTACACGGAAAGCGTATTACCTGCTTCTTCATAGAAGTATCCGTATTCGCGAGAAAGGTCTCTAACAAATCTCTGAAAGATGTCCGTCATTATTTTTTCCTCTCAGAGAGTTCCCACATCTTTGCGATGTGCTTATCCAGGCCGCGGTTTATCCGGTCATACTTTTTCTGGTCAAAGATAATTGGCACGGTTACTTGCTTTGATTTGTACAAGTCCCACCAGATGGCGTATCCCATCAGGCCGACTGAAAGAATAATAGAACCGATTAAGTATTCCATTACTTGACTTCCAGTACGCGTAGCATCTCGTCCGTCTTCACGCCGAGAACTTCGGTCATCACCGGAAGCATCGCGATACTTGGCCGCGTCTCTAGCGCGAAGTACCGGTACAGGTTGCCACGGTTGATTCCCATGTCAACAGCTACCTGCTCTAGTGATGTGTATTTCAGTGTGGTCATGCGCTGGCGAAGCCACGGCATGCCGGTCAGTTGTTTTGTCACTGTAGTTTTTTTCCTTCTGTAGTTTGAAATGCTCCGTGTTCGCAGGTGGCGGAGCAACCCACCAAGCCTTACATCTCCAGAACTTTTCCTTTGATGCTTGCGAAATCCTAACCTTTTGAGTTAGGAAACTTAAGTGTCCCGTGTTCGCGAGTGCCGGGACAACGCACTCCCAAAAGTCTGAGAGAGGAGTAAGGCAAAACTCTCAGGCCTGTGCGACTCTGCCCCTAAATGCTCCAAAACATCTAGGGATAGAATGTTGTTATTCAGTTATACACGGGTCTTACGCCGCTGTCAACTTGGTTGCAAAACCGAGTTCGACTTTGTTATGTGTGTGCTGCTCAAAGCAGTTGTCACAAACATAAGCCCAAGGACCCCAGATAGTACGAGCATCGTACTTAGCTTCGTGGTCTTTGCAAATGTCGCAATTACGCATGTGATTCTCCCTTCGTAATGAATCTATGATGGAGTTTACGCCCTTTCAGGCCTCGTGTCAAATCGGACGCTTGGTGAACATGTCAATGACTTCAGCATTGAGTCCGGTATCAGGGTCAACAACTTCTGGAAGGTTATTCCGAAGTTTTGCAATTTCCAGAAGCCGGTCTTCAATAGCACCATCTGGAATTTCAATCTCATCCCCGAACTTCTGCAGCGAAGTTGCTGGGAATCCCATCATCAGCATCAAGCCTAGATAGTTTGCGGTTGTGTCTGGGTCGTTCTGTGAATGTGTCATAAATACATTGTTACACAAGGGTCTGACATTTTTTGAAAGTTTTTGAAAAAAGTTTGAAAAAGATTTTGCAAATCTGAGTTTTATGTCCCTAAGGGGCTTTTCGGGAAAAGATAATAACTTGGTCATCTTCCCCGGTAGACAACCGTTTCAACCGTTTCAAATCAAAAGCTGTTCAAAAGCTGTTCAAGTTTCCAGTGCCTGGGAAAGCGGAAATTATAATTTGTGCATCCGCCAGGCGAGCTACCTCCCCGGTAACTTCGGTCACCGTTAAAACGAAAAACCCCAGGCCTCTCGCCGTTAAGCGAAACCCTGAGGTTTATCGGTTGAGTACCAGCTTCCCCACCAGCACTCGTTACATACGTTAGCACGGTTGGCTTCGTTTGTCAAGCCTTCAGTGCACGCCGTTAATATTTTTTCTTGCTGCAGGTTTTTCTCCGGAGCTGCAGGAGCTGGCCGTTAGGGAAAAAAATTTCTGGGGGGTCAGGCCTGCACGCCGCTGGCCGTTAAAAGATTAACCAGTTCCCTGGCTGCATTAGCCCTCGCCGTTACTCGGATGTGGTCTTCCCGGTTCTTCGCGAGTTCAATGTCACCCGTTAGCTCATCGGCTAGCTTGCTCGCCGCTGCTATTATATTTTCCGTTGTCATCGCTCGCCGCTTTCTTCCTGAGCATCCGTTGGTTCCTCAGAATTTTTTTCCCGCACTGGCTCGCCGCTGCTCTCGACAACTTCGGCATCTATAATATTATTTGTTGCTTCCAACTGAGCGGCAATGTTTGCAGCTCCAGCAGCCAACCGTTGCAACCGTTCAGCCACAATCACATGCGGAGGCCGTGCATCGTTAACTTCAATGTCCACGCTCAAGTCCATACCAGCACGCACGCCGGCACGGTCAAGAATCTCGGTGCTCGCCTTCAAACGCACCGGTTCAGATTCTGCAGTTTCCATCAATTCTTCAAGAACATCTACAGCGTACGGTGCAGCTTGGATAAGTTTGCGTCTTGCCCGTTCAACATCCTCACCTGGTTTACGAACCGTCTTTAGATGCACACGACACAAGCCGTCATCCTTGATTCGACCCGATGACCACAACTGGCAACGCAGGCCGTCTGATTTCATAATGCGGCACCGATGAGGCAGGCCGGCAGGTTGGCGGTTAGGGCTGGCCGGACCACCATTATTTTGTTCCAGCTGCCAAGCACGAGTTGAGCCCAACACCCACGGTGGAACAATCTTGCACGCCGCGTCATCAACTAGGAGGTCAAGACCGGTTAGGAAGTCAGAGTTATTATTTTTTGGGTCAACCAGGAGCGGCTTCTTCTCAGCTAAACTGAGCAACCGTCGCTCAACGGATGACTCTTGGGACCTCGCCGCAATCAGGCCCGTTGCCCCTCCGGACTGGTCATACACTGGGTCCCAGTTCAATTTGGCACGCCGCAATGTGGCACGGTTGTCAAATGTGTCTTCGCACACGCCCCGTTCGTGCTCTATGATACCAAGTTCCGATAAGTCAGGCCGCCGGTCATAAGGAGCATCTACACGAGGCTCGCCGTCGGTTGGGTCTTCTGCTGGCTTCTCAGGAGGAAAAAAATTTTCAAGCTCTGACACTGGCCGTTACCCCTCTCGGAATTTTTTTCCCACTCACTGTAAGGGCTGGCCGTTGTTTTCTAGCTAGCCGCCAGGAGGGAGATGGGAAGTTATATTATCTAGAACCAGGCCGGATAGCTGAAGATTCAACTATCCGACCCCGTTGGAATTTTTTTCCTTGCTATTGCTCAGTTTTCTTAGCCGCTGGCTTCTTCTTGGCCGTTGGATTCTTAGCAGGAGTAACCTTTACGGTTGCCTTTGTGCTGGCCGCATTGGTTGTGGTCTTAGAGGCCGTTGATGCCGTTACAGGAGTTGGAAGAATAAATTCCACATCCGGGTCGGTTGTTTCGCTGGCAAGTGATGGACCTGAGCGACCGGTTGCGCTAGAAGCGAAACTGGTCAAGATTGAGAGAAGGGTCGCACCTGCAGCAACTTTGGCTGCATCTACGGTTGTTGCATCTAGCACGCCAGCAGAATCGGCTCCGATGGTTGCCAAGAGAGTCTGTGCAAATGTCTTGATAGCCCGTTCAGCGACGGCCGTCAGGAATTTTGTATCATACATATTTTTTATCCTTTGTCAAGTCAGAACCTGAAGTTCCGATATACCAAAGGATATTACCAAAAAGTTTGGACGAAAAAACGGCGCGTGGAGAGACAGGCGTACCTTTTCGGCCTTTCATAAACAAAAATCTCTTTTTTCGTGCAGGAAAAGGATTCCTAAAAAACAAAACTATTATAGAGAAACTTGTCAAAAAACTGTTTCCAGAAATTACTTTTTGCGCGTGTCGGATGGACGGTCTAGCTTATCTAACTCGTCAGAGTTGACTAAAGCGTAGATGAGAAATCCAAAGATTGTCCCCATAGACAACCCAACTAAAAACTCCCACATTAGTTTCTTTCCTCCTTCCAAAGTGAGATTGTTTCTTCATCGTCACAGTTGAGACAGATTGGCATATCGTCCAACCCATCTATCAACATAAACTCATCGTAGACAATAGCATCACAAATGACGCATCTCATACTTAGACTTCTTCTCGGCAAGTCTGACAAAGCAGAGCATCAAACCCAGTTGCGTAGGTAGTTGCTTTACCGTGTTCCGTTACAGGAACTGGAACGACAACTTCGTCTGTTCCCTGACATCTATCGCACTTCAACTCAATAGTCCAATGCGAACTCTTTCCACGAACTGCAAGCGAACTGATTCCACGAACCAAAGCGTGCATCGCTCCACCACCAACTGTCCGGCACAGAAACGGCCTCACATCTTCGGCTTCTAGGACTGGTCGCAAGTTTCTGCAAGGACAGGCGTATCGTGATGGTTTACACATTGAACGCCCAGCAACTTCCGTATGCTTCGGTGCTCCGTGTCCACACAAACAAACTCGTCTATCTGTCCCAAACTTTTGCTGTCGTAGTGTCCCATCAACTTCTTGAACTTCTTCAACGGTTAGTCCAAGTGCTGCTAAAGCATCACGCGAGGCGTTATTAGTTTCAATCTCAGTCATTGCCGAGACCTTCCTTTCGTAGTTGTTCTGCTAACTCAGCAAAACTAATTTCGGTATCTATCTTTTCTCTAAGTTCTTTGTAGAGATTCATTGCAATCTTCAATTGCTTTCTTTTCTGGTAACTCATATATCCATGTACCGCGAGCAAAGTTCCAACGAAACTTGATACAAAGATTCCAAGCATCAATATCAATTCCAACTCAGAGTCCTTTCTTTTTTCTGTCTGATTCAATTTCTGCTTCAATAATTTTTCCTGCCGCGCTTCGTGCGTGTCCAGCCCAAACCATTTGCTCTTCCAAAGTCCACTTATCTCGTTCTGCTTTTGGGAACAAATACTCAAGCAACTGCTCAGCCCTATCCTCAAGCTCACGCTTCATCGCACTCATAAACCCTCACTCAAATC